TGGCAGAAAAAGTTAAGAAAACAGCGCTGGAGCTGAAAACTGAAATTTCGAAGTCCGTGGGAGAAAATGAGGAGCGAAAAATTAGGTTTGTAGCATCAAGTGTAAACGAAGACCGCCATTACGAGAAAGTGGACGTTGCGAGCCTTCGCTTACCTCTAAAGCAAGGTGGTGAGATCCGAGCTGGAGCAATTCCGACAGAAGGAGTGAATGATTTGGTGGATATTCCGCTAATTCTAAACCATTCTGGTGATGTTCGAGATACGATCGGCTCAGTGCGTAGTGCTTTCTACGAAAATGGTGAGCTGATTTTTGAAGCAGGTATCTCGAAACGAGAAATAGCGCAAGAAATGCTATTACTTCTTGAAGAAGGGCACCTCTCAAATGCGTTCTCAATTACAATGTCAGATTTTGACTACAATTTTGAAAGCGAAACAATTAGTAACGCTGAGATTATTGAGGTGAGCTTGGTTTTCCGCGGAGCTAACAGAGAAGCAAGGCTTTTAGCCGTAAAATCTCTGAAAGGTGATGAAATGAACCAAGAAAAAGAAACTCCAGAAGTTTTGAAAAAAGAGGCGACAACTACAGTTTATCCTGAAGTTGTAGCAGACGATGAACCTGAGGTTGAGCAGGCTGAAAATTCAACCGAAAATAATAATTATAACGAAGAGAAAGAGGAAGAAATGGATAAAGAAATTGCGAAAGATGCTATTTCAAAAGCAGCACCAAGTCAAGCTGTGAAGTCTTCAAGTAATTACCTTGAAACTCGTGAGGCGATGAGTGACTATGCGAAAATTCTTGAGAAATTCGCTGGTGCAGGTACTAACGAAGTAAAGAAAGCTTGGGCTGATCATGTAGCGCAAAAAGGTATTAGTAATGTTGAGGCTCTACTACCAGGAGCAATGGTTTCAGCAATTAGCGATGGAATTGAGAAATCTGGAACAATTTGGAATGTTCTTAATAAAACTGGTCTAACAGTTCGTCGAATCGATGCCGAAACGGCTGGTAATCGAGCACAAGGACATAAACGTGGCACAACTAAAAAAGAAACAGCACTAACATTTACTGATCGTGTGATTCGTGCTGGTTTCATCTATGATTATCTAAAATTGAATAAAGAAGATATTGTAGAAAACCGTGATACTGGTGCTTTGGTGAAATTCGTACTTGAAACTTTGCCAAAACGAATTATTGCTGAAATTGAACGAGCAGTAGTGATTGGTGATGGTCGAAGTGGTGAAGATGACAAAATTAATAGCTTTGTTTCAATCCTAGAAGATGCTAAAAATAGTGTTTTTGCTACTGAATATACTCCAACAACAGGCGAGCCACTTTATAAATCAATCGTTAAAGCGGCTGCAAATATCGTGGCAGAAGGTGATGTATACCTTGTAATGAGTAAATCTGCAAAGGCTGATCTAAAACTTTCTGAAACTAAGAGTGGTGCATTGGTGTTCCCACTTGGTGGTGATATTGCTGGCACTTTGGAAGTTAAAGAAATCTTTACTCCAAGCTGGTTCGCACCAGAAGGTGTTCAGGCTGTAATGTTTGTGGGTGATGCTTATGAAACAGTTGGTGATAATTCAATTGAAGCTTACACAAACTTCTCACTAAGCCAGAATAAACAAGAGTATCTACAAGAAATTTACGCTGGTGGTGCTTTGACTAAAGTTAAATCTGGTGTAGTTATCAAAAATGCGGCTTAATTGAAAGGAGAGGGCTAAGATGAAACAACCGATTTCAAAAGATGAGATTGTGGCGTTAATCGGACGCCCTCTCTCTTCTTATGAAGAACAGAACTTTACAATTTTGAATGAGCTAACTTCGGAACGCTTGAATAGACTGCTGAATGGTGGGTTTGATTCTGCAACTGATTGGACATCGGGGCTGAAAGTATTGTATGCGCGATTGTTTAATATCAGTGAGTTGGAACGAAACCACGATGCGGGTATTTCAAGAAAAGCCGTAGATGGCTATAGTGTGGATTTTAAAGAAAATACCAATTATTACGCTCAATTCTGTGAAGAGAACGCAGATTTAATTGCGAAGTATAGAATTTCTAACGGTGGAATTCGACACGGAAAGACTATTTATGAGGATATTCGACACTTTTTCTGAAACGGAATATTCATTTTTGCGAGTTAATCGAGGGAATGTTTACGGTAATACTATTGAAGAAGAGCTGACGAACCGAAAAGGTGTGTTCCGTGAAAAATCTGGAATGAAACGGGGGACGAATGGCGAAGAATTTGCAGAAAATTCAACATTGTTCGTAAAACCTGAAGATATTCCAGTAGATGCCGTAGGTAATGGTGTTCGAATAAATCATAAGACCTATACTATTATTGCGATGTATGAAGGTAAGAATTTTGATACTAACGAAGTGGAACATTTTAAATTAACCATAGAAAGGGCGAGCTATGGCGAAAGTTAAAGTGACATTTAACAGCAAAATGAAAGCTTATTTGCAAGTTCAGCGATTGAATATGCAAAAAGAGCTTGAGGCTAAGGCGGAAAAAACGCTTGGTCGAGCCCGAATGCTTGCTCCTGTTCTATCTGGTGATCTAAAAATGAATGGTCGAGTGGAAAAAATACCAAATGGGGTTTCTGTAGTATTTGGTGATAGTCGAATACCTTATGCTCGGCGACGGCACTTTGAAAACCGTAAAAATCCAGCAACGATAAACTATTTGGAACGAGCTGGTAATCAAACCAAGAAAGAAGGCTTTATAATTATGAAAGGAGATAAATGATTACACTAAATTTATTAAAACTCCTTGAAAATAACGGATTTGGTAAGATTAATAAAAACCTTTTCTGGCAGAAGCTTGGCCTTGGTAAAACTGGCTTGTATATCTCGAACATATCAGTGAATGGAGAACGTGGTAAGCGAAAAGTTCAGCATTATGAGATTTTCAGTATTGGCGAAAACGATGTTGAGGGTTTGAAAAAGCTTGAATCTGTCGCTGAATTCTTGCGAGAAAACTACGCAATTAATGAATTACCAGCCGTGGATGGAATTTGTGAAAAAGTTCGGAATGTGGCGATTATGCCACCCTCTACGATTTCGAATGTAGGAGAGAATAGCCAAGGAAGAGTGGTTTATTCAATAAGTGGAGAGATAATTTATTAACAATAAAGGAGTCAAAAATGGCAACGACATATGAAAAAACATTAAATGCTGGACTTTGGGAACTTGCTCTGGGTGATGTTCTAATTCCTGCTGAACTTTTGGGCGATATTAAAACTAAAATCGCTCTTAAAACAGTTGAAAAAGACACTCAAGCGGGAACTTCGAAACGCCGAACTAATGTAGTGGACACTGCGGAGGCAACTTTTACGCTTTATGTTCCAAGTTTGGATTTCTTGGGTAAAATATTCCCTGAATATTATACAAGAAGCACTGCTGGTGGTGGCGCGGTAACCTTTGGCGGTAAAAATGTAAAAGTGGCTGAAATGCCAGTAAATATGCATCAAAAAGGCGCTGAAACTGATGAAAATGATGTGCATTTCTTTAAAGCAACAGTTAATGTGGATTTTGAGCTATCTCAGACAACAAGCGATGATCCGAGTGTAGAAATTACATTGAATGCACAACCAACTGACAAGGGCTATGTGCGACTTGGAACTGGCGACCTAACAAAAAAGTCGATTTATGATGTTGCAACACAGGCGACAAAAGCAGTAACTGGGTAGGAATCATAGACCATTTGTAGGGGTGAAGGATTGTATATAAATACCCGTAGATCGTATATTGACAAAAATACGACCTACGGGTATAATTTAGATATGAAAATATTTTTATCTAATCAAGATCATTTGAGGAATTTTTCAAGGTTTGTTAAATCTATTGATTTTTCTAATCCTGATTTGTTAGAGGTGGAGACTCATAAGCAATGGATAACTGCACATCCAGCCATATTGGCTTTTACGGCCGCCTTGGCTATACAAACTGGAAAGGAGAATAGTTCTATTGAACTACCACTACCGGATAATGGTAAACACCTTGATTCTATGGGGCTTTTTAATTTTTTAAAAACAGAATCACCTTTTAAGTATGATAAGAAAGAATCATCAGGTAGATATATACCTTTGCAGGTTATAAAAACTGCTGATGATCAGTCTAAATTTATTGCTGAAATGGTGCCATTGCTACACTTACCTGAGAAAGAAAGTAGAATTATTAAGTATATAATAGGAGAGCTCGTCAGGAATGTTCTTGAGCATTCTCAATCTAATGATGGAGCAGTGGTTGCGGCTAATTACTATCCTAAAAAAAATAAGATTAGCATAGGCATATGCGATACAGGAATCGGTATATGGAAAAGCATGAACAAATATTGGCGCCCTAAAGATGATATTTCAGCTATCAAGCTTAGTCTTACTCCGGGAATTACTGGAACTACGCATAAAGAGGGTGGAACGGTAGATAATGCTGGTGCTGGGTTATTCTTTACTAAATCTATAGCACGAATTACGAGGAGTTATTTTACTATATTTTCTGGTAAGGCTGAATATACTCTTCTAAAAGGAGATAAGAGAAATAATGTACTTAAATTAAAAACAGATCCATTTGATGATCCGCATAGAAGCACTCTCATAGAGGGAGATTTTAAAGGCACTTTAGTTGCTATAGACATGTCCCTTAATAATACACCTGAGTTTCAAGCTATTTTAAAACTTATAAGTACAGTGTATGATAACGCTATTCGAGATCGTAAAAGAACTAAATATAAGGAACCTAAATTTCTATGATTGTTATGTATAAAGAAGTTGGCAGTTTTGCCGAGAATAAAGAGTTAGCTAAAAAAATACGAGAAGAAAAAATTTTACCGACATTGGCTAAAGGTGAAAAAATTACATTAGATTTTAATAAAGTTGACGGGGCGACTCAATCTTTCGTCCACGCTCTTATTAGTGAAGCTATTAGAAGATACGGAGAAATAGCATATGAAAATATTCAATATAAAAATGCTAATGATGACGTGCAAGAGGTAATTAGGATAGTATATAGATATATGCAAGAGAGTTTGGAATAAAAATTGCCTGCGAATAAAATTAAAACAGACCGTTGAAGGTCTGTTTTTTGTAGTGTGGAATATTTTTATTTGTATTTATTGTAAAGCTTAATACAGGCATTAATTCGATTCTTAGCGCTAGTAGCGGCCATTAGCAAACCGTCATAAGTGTAAGCATTCGAACCCATTTTACCACCTTTGGTGTATTCACCTCTTAATACTAGGGTTCCTTTTGTGGTGTAAAGCATATTTTCGAAAACATATTTAGTCTTTTTTCCGGCGGAATCTTTAATCTGACGATAATCGAAGCCTTTAATTTCTTCCCAAGAAAAAGTTTGCACAGTTTCATATTTAAAAGCTGAACCATATGAAAATTGAAGCTCTACGCCACCATTATAAGTAATTTTGAGGCGAGCTTTAGTGACTATTTCTTCTATTCCTTCGAAGTCGCCATCGTAGCTGCCTAAAACATACTGGCGCATATTTAGATTTTTAATTCTTAGTTTATCTATAAAATTCATAATATAAATACCTTTCTTATATTTAGATTTTATATCTTTTAACGCCTAAATTCAACTGTATTAGCTCGACTATTTAGAATTAATATAATTTCATAAGATTAAAATGCTGAATGGAGGATTATATGACAGCGATTAGTATTACAATTGAAGATTTAGGTGTAAAAAAACGTGACTTTGAAATTGAGGGCAAAGTCTTTACTTTTACGAAGCCAATGGCTGGACATGAGCTGGAAAAAAGCCAAATTATGTCAAAAATTGTGCGCTTACAAAATGAGATGGTTAAGATGCAAAAACAGGGCGAAGAAAACCTTGATGAAACGAAAGTTGAAGAAATATTAACTGAAATAGATAATTTGACAGAACGCTTGATAAATCACTCCGCAAAATTAGTAAGTGATGGAACGCCAGAGAATCTTGGTGGTAAAGAGTTTGTGGCTAAATATGGTGAAGATGGAATTAAATTATTGACTAAGCGACTATTTGGCGAGGAATAGGTGAATGACAAATGTTTTAGATCTATTAACAGATGAAGAGAAGAAAGACATTGAGGCTCGGTATCAAGAACGCATAAAACGACGTCAAAATTCTTCTAAGCCTAAAATAACGCCAGAGATATATTTAATAGCCAAGTTTGGAATTTATTTTGGCTGGGAAGCGGTGCGAGATGTTTTAAATGACAAAATTAGCCTCGAGATGATGTTTGCATTGATTGAAGGCGCAGAAAAGGTATATTATTCTCAGCTTTGTGAGAATACGAGAGGAACTTTTGTAGCGCAGACATCTTCTATGGCTAAAAACGGGTTCGAGGCTCAAAAATCTTTTAATACTGGAACTGAAGATTGGCGAAAACGAGCAAAAATGGAGGTGTAGCTGATGACTACAGTTGGAACAATTAACTATGATTTCACTGCTGATACTAAAGATTTAGACGAAAAACTGACCAAGTCTGAGAAAGAAGTCAAAAAGAAAGCCGAGGAGCAGAAAAACGCTTATCGTGACAGTTGGTCTTCGATAGGCGATTTTGCGATTAAAGGTGCGGCAGTAGCTAGTGCTGCTGTTGGTGCCCTTGGTGCTGCTGCAGTTGGAGCATATTCAAGCTATGAACAGCTAACTGGTGGTGTGGAAACGCTTTTTAAGAGTTCTTCAAATACAGTGATGAATTATGCTAACCAAGCCTATAAGACCGCTGGAATGAGTGCAAATAAATATATGGAAACTGTGACTAGCTTTTCGGCAAGTCTTCTCCAGGGCTTGGGTGGTAACACGGAAAAAGCAGCTAAATATGCAGACAAAGCCGTAGTGGCGATGAGCGATAACGCTAACAAGATGGGAACATCGATGGAGTTAATTCAATATGCCTATCAAGGATTCGCAAAACAGAATTACACGATGCTTGATAACTTAAAGCTCGGCTATGGCGGAACTGCTAGCGAAATGGCTCGTTTAGTTAATGAATCTGGCGTAATGGGTGGTAGTTTTAAGGCAACGGCCAAGAATATTAACGAAGTTTCATTTGATAAGATTATTGAAGCGATTAGCGTTACTCAAGATAGACTCGGTATCACTGGAACCACCGCAAAAGAGGCTAGCTCAACAATTGAAGGCTCTTTTAATTCGATGAAGGGAGCTTGGGAGAACTTCATTACTGCGCTAGCTGGTGGCGGTGATTTAGAAACAACTTTTAATAATTTAGTTGAGTCGGTTAAGATTTGGCTGGGAAATTTAGTGCCTGTGGCTAAAAAAGCATTTGAGAGTATTGCTAAAGTAGCTTTTAAAGCTTTCGATGATGCATTTAAAGATATGCCAGGAGGTGATATTATTAAATCTTTAGTTGTTGTAGTAGGAACTCTAACTGCCGCACTAACAACATTAGGTGTAGTTATGAAGATAGCGGCTGCAGCTCAAGCTCTACTTAATTTTGTGATGGCAGCTAATCCTATTGTCTTGATAGTAATGGCTATTGCTGCTTTGGTGGCGGGATTAGTATATTTCTTTACTCAGACGGAAATGGGAAAGAAGATTTGGCAAGACTTCTGTAATTTTATAGGTGAAGTCTTCAAAAATATCGGCAACTGGCTTGGTGAAGTTGGTGCAAATATTGGTGCATTCTTCAAAGGGATCGGTGATTTTTTCACTGGAATATGGAATGGTATAACTAGCTTGTTTAATGGAATTGTGGAATTCTTTAAGCAATGGGGCTTAACTATCCTTGCGATTATTTTTTGGCCTATATCTATATTAGTTGGTCTATTCTTTACTTTTAAAGATCAGATTATTGGGTTCTTCCAGTCGGCATGGGACGGAATAGTAG